ATAAAAAACTGACCGTGGTGGCCAGTTGTCGTGTCTTGAGATCCAGAGAGTAAAACTCATCAGGCAATACGATTTTACGAGACCGGGCAAACTGTAAGGCCTCTAAGAATGTGACTGGTCGCATAAATAATACCTATAAAAAAAGCAGCCCTATGGCTGCCAACGAACTTTTAAATATTCATTTCACTAATCTTTTTAAATCAAGCAAAGTTAGAAATAAGAAAGTAAAAAAAAAGAATATTCCAACTAACACTAATATAAAGGCTAGATAAGCAATACCAATAACCTCAGAACTAATATAGAAGTTGGAAGAAATAAAATTAATAATTGTATTTCCATAGTTTCCAAAGAAAAATATTGCGAAAAATAATAAAGTGCATGACAGAAAAGAGAAAATTTTTTCTTTCCAGTAAACTATAGTATTAAATTCTAATTTAATAATTTTTTTCTCATCATCATAAGTTTTAATGAGTGTCTGATCCCAAAAGGCCACCATGGGTGAAATAATCTCAAAATTAATAAAATCAGGATGACGGCAGTAATAATCTACGAACTCATAAGTAGCTAGTCCATTACCAGTTAACTTTTGAGCAGCTGAATCCTTCATTACTCTTTTCTGATTCCAACTTAAATTTGTATTTTTTTCAATCGCTAAAATTTCTTCAAAGAATACCTCTCTACGTTTTAAACGTTCTTCAGCTTTTTTAAACTTATCTTTTCGACTGATATAGAGCTCAATGAGCTTTGTAAAATCAATCATTACCACCCCAATATTTAATTCATAATTTTAGTAAGTGGTAATGATTTTATAGCTTAAGAGTTAAAAAGTAACTCACTCATTTACCTCTACCTGCCGTCACATACCCCAGCACATCACCTGCATATAAAGCTCGTTCCAGATTCGCCGTAAACTGCGACTGACTGGCTTCAGGCATAAGCTGCATCAGATGAAAGGCCAGTTCTTCTGGTGTTTCACTCTTCTGCAGAAGCTCATTTACCTGAGTATTGCTTAAGAGTTCGATATTGCGCTGTGCATCAGTCAGCTCTTCTACTTCCTGCTGTTCAGGTGATAACTTTCTGGTAGTTGCTGCAAAGCTAAAGGCTTTATGGGGTAGTGCATTGAATTGAACATTCTGCCCTGCCGGTAAGGTCGGAACTTCCTGCAAATCACCCTCTTGCAAACCATACTCACGCTGAAAGTACTGTGGAGTAAGGCTTGCACCTGCATTTTTAAGATGGGCATCTCGTTCTGCCTGATCTTTATTAAGCGGTTTAGGCTTTTCGCCTAGCATCACTTCATACTCACCCCAACCGTTTAAAGCGCATAACGCATTAACTACAGCTTGTAGTGTAGGAGTTACAAGGCGAATATCGGACTTGAGCTTATCCATCCGGACATTTTCATGTACTTGGCCAAGGCTGTAACTTCCTTTCCCATCCGTACTACTGGTAAGCGTCTGCCCTAATACAACTTTCTGAATCTGGCGAATCAACTGATTATTGAATGCTTCAAATGCTGCACCCGCTGAACCATTTGTTCCTGGTGCAGAGAGTATTTGCACATCATCCTCTATATCAATTGATAAGACACTTTGAGCATGGGCATTTAATAATGCTTTGCTCATATCATCCGTTTCAGTATCTTTACATTTACCTAATAAGATAGGTGTGCCGAAACGTTCCAGAAATTTAGCCCAGAATTTAAAGCCGTTCTGTTTAAAGAAGAATAACCAGTAGAGAGTTGCTAGGAGTGCTTTTCCGTAAGGCTGCTCATAAGAGGCTTTACGGCGTGTCAGGAAAAATTTGAATACCTGGTCTACCTCATGCTCACCGTTAATTCCATCTTGTCTATAAATCAAACGACCATCATTTTTAGGCTCAAACCACTGCATCGGCTTTTCACCAATCCACTGCAAGCCCACATAACCTTCGGGTTTAACTTCATATACAGCTTCTTGAACTGAATAACCAAAGAACAGTGCATTCATGGCACCAGTAGCAATCTCATGAAACCATTCTTTGAGTACCAAATTCAGCATTTCAGCTTCTTTAGTATCACCCGGCTCAATTCTGAGCGGTGTAGCAAGTAGTGCATCAATACGTGTTTCAACCACCTGTGCAATTTCATCATCATCGAGTAGCACACGTAATCTATGACGAGTAATACCAGCTTTACGGAGTACTTCATCCGTATCTGGTTGCTTGCCAAAGTTAACCAGAAACTGAGTAACGGCCTCTTGTGTGTATAAGTTACCATAAGACAAAGCCTTCTTTGACGCTTTGTCTTTTTTAGACTTTGCCATATTTGTTCCTTAATAAGTTCGACTTCCTGCACCTGCAGGTTTTTTACTACTTCTGCCTTTGATTAATGGTTGCAAACCATACCGTATACCATCCATATGATGGTTATTAAGGTCCAGGATATCTGGCAAAACATCACCAGCACGATTTACCTTGTATGAATACAGCTTGAATTCTCTTGCAGTTTCTGGACATTCAGGATGAATAACAATCTGCTTAAATTTCTTCATGAAGGTCACACCATCTTCAACCGATCCTGACCACTTGTCAGCTGCCTCAATTTTGAATCCTTGACGCTTCATATAGCTGATCGTTTCAGGACGTGAGTTATCAGCTCTAATCTTATGAATACGTGCACCAGGCACCTCATCAAAGAGATTTGGTAGATGATCAATTTCACAGCCCACCTGATGGGCCTCGTTACGAATATAGAGAATATCGTTATGAATAAAGATCCGGTTGAGTGTGGTTGGATCTTGTGAGAAGCCCCAGTCTGATCCGTAATACACTTCTGTCCAATCAGCATCAGGTTCAAACTCATCTACTACATAACGACCAGAGAAAATAATTGCTTGGCTAAATTCAAGATAAGCTCCGTGCCAAACATGCTCAAACATAGGCCATGCATTTTCATCACCAGCAGCTTGCATACGAATGGCACGCTTTCGATCTTCCTCGTATTCATCTATTAAGGTCTGTGGTGCAAAGGGATTGTTGTTGATGTTTACTTCTATAACGATTGAATCATCTGGTGCAAATTCACCCCGTAAGAACTCATCAATAGGATCATCCTTAGATTCAGGATTCCATGTCGCCCAGATTTGTGAGCCTTCAGCACGCATTGTAGGTCGTAATAAACGGAGGGACTTGGCTGAGAGTCGATTGGCTTCCTCAATCCAAGCAATCTTAAAGCCTTCAAGTGATTTGATAGAGTCTGCTGTATGGTCCTGCATACCTTGGAATAGAATGACCCCTTCACCGCCCTTACGCTTTATCAAATCACGCTGTACATCAAATAAATGCGAAACGCCCAAGGCTTTGATCTTATCCTCAATAAGCTGCTTGCTCGAATATTTAATTGATTTTTGAATCTCACGGATACAAACAGCACGTAGATCCTTATCAACTACACATTCCTCTACTAATTGCTCGCCTACAAAATGAGACTTACCTGATCCACGCCCACCATATGCCCCTTTATATCGAGCAGGTTTAAACCATGGTTTAGACCAACGTGGGGTTTTGATTCTAAGCTCCACGCCCGGCCCTCCTAATCAACAAACACTCGAATAATCTTGATCTCTAAATCTGCACCATCTTTACCAGTGATTTCCTGCTTGGTCACACGCCCATCTGTTTCTTGAAAGGCTTGTTTCAGTAGATTTTGTTTTACACGCTTATTCCGTCCAGAATCCTCATACATCTTTTGAAGTTCCCTTAAACGAAAAGCTTTATTAGCAATCGCTATATCTTCGATATTTTCTCGAAAATCCTGACGAGTTTGATGAAATAGCTCTGTCAATTTCTTGCTTAGGTTTCTGCCTGAAAACTTTGTAGGGTCATAACCCTCACATTGTCTACGGTCAATCTCTATACCAAATCTTTGTTGGACAGCATCAGCTACCTGTTGAGGTGTTTCAAAGCAAGCAAGAGACTGAACTATAAAGATTTTTACAGGCTCTTTAAGTGCCGCCATAAATACCCCTTTGTCATGCTACGTCCAACAAGACAGGCAAAAAAAAGAGCCTTTCAGCTCTAACCAATCACACAGTTTCCACAACACGCAGCAATATTAGTTTCAGACACAAACGGCGCATTCTTCGCAATTTCCAGTAAACGCTTAACTGACTCATCAGCTCCCCAGCGTTTAGTCTCACCAAAGAACACCTCGACATCATGGCCAGCCAAGTAATGCTTTGGTAAGCCGGTCATATCGCTATAAATGATTTCGCCATCCGGATCACGTTCAACACCAATATGATAAAGCTCATGCTCAATCAAACGGCAGAACTCCCGATCATTAGAGTTTTCGCAAAAGCTTGCGTCTACTGTAATGAGATAAACAGGTACATAGCCGAACCAGTCCCGCATCTGCTGTTCCTGTCTAGCCTTCTTCCAACCGCCCTGGTTAAACATCACCTTTTCACATTGGCCGAGTACCATACGTTTTTTCGCTACTGCCGCAGATGAAGCCCAGGCAAATGCCAGGAAGGTTTCATCATCATGAAGCAGCTCAGCGATATGATCATGGTCCGGATTGTGCAGCTGGCCACCCAAGGTTAAAAAGTTTTTAAGCACCCATTCTTTTAATTCAACGGCGGGTGCCAACCGGATTGCTTCCTCTTCCTCTGCCTGATCAATCAGTTCCGGCGGCGGGAATGGTCTGAACTGTTCTATCATTCATTCGCTCCAGTTCTTTTTTAATCCAGTTAATGACATAGCCTGAAAGTATTGAATCAGGATGAAAACGTTCGAACACATAACCTAGTTCTTCTGCATGATCATAACGGTCCATGCTCCATGCTTTATTGGCCAGCTTACCCCTGCGTCCACCAGACCAAGGTCCACCCTCAATCTCAATCAGCAATCGCAGCTTTACAATATGAAAATCAAATCGCCAGTGCTTAGTGGTTTTAAACTGAAACTTTCGCTCATACCCAATTGAATGTTCTTCTAGCTCTTGAAAAAGGGTTTCTTCAGCTTCGAGATATTTTTGAGTTGCCTTAGGTAATGGTTTTGCTCTTGGTACCTTTTTTAAAGGCTTCTTTTTGGTTAGAGCTTTGTATTGATCTATATCCATAACTTATACCCATTAAAAAACCACCCGAAGGTGGCCTAAATGTATTATTCAATTATTGAGGAGTAATAATAGCAACAAATAGATTGTTCTCTTCTTCCCAATCAAAATCATAACCTTTAGATCTGTAATACTCTTCAAGCTTTTCAATTGCTCCAGGTTCAATACTTGAGTATCTTTCTTCCTGTCTTACTATTGAGCCATTACTATTCTCTAACTTCTGATTAATATAGGAGACTAATTCTTCAAATGTAGCTTTATAAGTAGAAACCATTACCAGTTCTCAAAATTTAAATTAAATGATATCTATATCAAAAGATTAAGCAAAAAAATATGGTTCAAATGTTTTAAAATCTAAAGCTGTTTTTAGTCTATTTCTTCAATTTCCTTTCAGCTATTTATAATGATGTATAGACATCATGCCGAGCCTTTGCATGACATATCGATCACCCATTAAAAAACCGCACTAACTTTAGTCAATGCGGCTTTTTATTCTTACCAAACTTAAAGAACGCTATTCGATTTCTTTCCAAAAAGTGACATATAGTTTGAATTCTGACTTTATGAGAAACGCACTAATTAAAAATGCAATCCCAATCACCAGAAACATTATATCTATATTCACAAACCCCACCAATTCAAGGATAACTCCAAGAATACATAACGCATAAAAAATAACTACGCCTAAATTTTCTTTCATTTACTTCACCAGGAGAAAAGTTGCATTATGCAAATTTAAAGCCGGCATATTTACACCAATAAGCACCTAAATAAAATAGACGCAGGAGTTCAGTTCACAAAAAACCACCGTTGGATTGACCTCAATCTTTTGGTTGGTGAATATCGGTTTGAGAGCCATGCCATTTTATCACTCTGTAAAAACGAAAAAGCCCGCAATTGCGAGCTATAAAAATGATTTAAATCATTTATTTTATTTGAAAATAAAGTACTGCTTAATTGATAATTATTCCAACTTCTCATTATTGAGAAAAACATGCTTTATTAAGGATTGTTTCTCCAACAGAGTTCGGCATAGCGTCATTCATCTTTACAAAAGGCGCTTGAGTAGAATAGACCATTTTACCATTTTTCTTATAATCGGCATAAGACTTTATTCCCATTGTCAGAGCATTACAGTCCATCTGCCATAACAATAAAGAGTAATCCCCCACGCCATAACCATCCTTAGTAATATCATTATAAATTACTTGTTTAACCCAAACTTTTAAATACGTTTTGCCATATTCAGTTGATTCTCGTACTCTCTCTTGATCAACAAAATAATAATGCTCATCTGAATATGTAGTTAACTCCCATTCAGCATTAGCTGAAGTCACTACAGTTAATACTAAAAAAAGACCCCACACCTTTTTTAACATGATATATGCCTATAACTTAATTTTTTGAAAGAATAATATAGCCTAGCTAAAAATTAGTAATATTTTAAACGCACAAAAAAGCTCGCAAAAGCGAGCTTTATCTGGTGGCGGTTACATACAAAATCGCCAAGTTATCACAAATATGCCATACCCCGTGCGCACACTCAAGCGGTTTTTGCAAAAGTTTCAAATGTGAAATATGGATGCCGACTTTTGATGTATGCCAAACCACATTTTAGATCTTGTCGAATCTGATTTACCGAGGTGTCATTACTACTTGCTATATCTCGCAGTGAATTACCCATCACATGGTGTGACCAAATAGCTGATATCCATTCTTGTAAAATTTTATCTTCAACAAGTTGAATATCGAGAATGAGCCGCTGAATAGCCCTTGCTTCATTATTGTCCAGCTCACAATATGTTCCTTTACGCTTAACACATAAACGATCTTTTAAATTTTCATCGTTCATATACATCGCTAATAACCGTTCACGTTGTTTCTGTGTGATTCTCTTTGTTGGCATAGTCTTGACGACCATTACCATTGTTTCATTATCACCATTAATCCAAGCCCCAAGTTGGCGACACCAACCCTCAAAACTAAATTTGGACCAATCCGTTGTTTGCATAATTGTCAACGCTGCATTCATCCTAAATCCCCTACCATCTTCTCAATCTGCCGAACCGCCAAACCGCTTTTCACTTGCTCTGTACTAAACCGTAAAACCTGATAACCCAGCACTGTGGCCGCGTTGTACTTTTCCATATCGTGAATAAACCCTTTACCCCGTGTATGCCTGCCACCTGTCCAGATCCCACCTTCCACCTCAACTAAAATCTTTGTTTCCAAAATATGAAAGTCTGCCCGCCATTGTCGTTCAGGATGAAAGTAAAACTCCTGTATGAAACCAATCTTGAGAGCTTTAAGATCGCTGGCCAGCTTTGCTTCACCCTCACTTGCAGCTTTCTCCCCTTTCACTTTGTTCTGCCGCTTGGCCTTTTTACGTGTCTTGGTACCATAGAGCTTGTGGTATTCAGCTACTGATATGCTGGTCATACAGAAGTCCCAAATAAATCTCTATACTGAGCAGCTGGGTTTAACCATATGCATTCAGTTCTAAGGTCGGTGCCCCGACCGGACGAAATACGAGCCTTAGTTTCTACACGCTGCCACCCTTTCAACGTATCGTCATAAAATTCACTCGGGTAACCCGAAAGCATGACCATTCCTTCTAGATCGAGTAGTGTTTCAAGTAATTCTTTATGTTCTGCATCATCCATTTCGTGGCGATAGACACGTCCAATTTTTGCACCTTCGTATCGGGTATCGTGGACATACGGCGGGTCAACATAATGCAAAGTAGTTGGTGCATCGTGATCTTTTAAAATTTGGATTGCCGGACGGTTCTCGATCAAAACACCGCTAAGCCTTTGGCCGATTACGCTCAGATGTTCTGGATATGTAGCCCACAGTGATTGTGCTGTGCCGTACTGGCGCTTAGTATCAATACGAAAGCCTGTAATACCCTTAGTGGCTCCAGCAGAACCAAAGCCCATCTGAGCTCGAATAATTGTACGGCGTGCACGCTCTACTGAATCTTCAGCAACCTCCCAAGAGTTTTCAAATTCTTCACGGCTGTAAGGCGTTAGGATTAATTGCTCAATAAGTTTTTCTCTCGAGCTAGAACTTCGAAGTACCTTAAATAAATTGACGATATCGCCATCAAGGTCGTTATAAACCTCAGCGTACGCTCGTGGCTTTTGCAGAAGAACTCCAGCTGCTCCGCCGAATGTCTCTGTGTAACAGTTATGGTTCGGCATATGAGCAATTACCCAATGCGCTAAACGAAATTTCCCGCCGTGGTACCGGATCAATGGGTGCTTCATATTGCGCCCCCTAATCGAGCATCAGCCCAATTGCATTCGACCACAGTCAGGCTCCCCTGCTGAAATCTGGACCATAAACGATCTCCCAAATCTGAAATCAGTCCAGGTATGGTTTTTCCGGTGCAATCTTTCGTGTCATGTAATGTCATGTTTGAAATCAGCATGGTTGGCTTCATACGGTCATAACGTGCATATAAAACTTTATGGACCAGTTCACGGCGCTTATCCCGATCATGCAATCCGTATTCATCCAGGATTAGCAGGTCATATTGGGTAAACTCATGAATCACTGATTTCTCGGTGATGTCCGGATTCTTTTTATCCCATGCATCCATGATCCGCTGCGCCATTTCCTCACTGGTGATATAGCGGGCATACATGCCCCTGGTGAGTAACGTACGCGCTGAAGCACAAGCTAGATGAGTTTTTCCTGTACCGGTTTTGCCAACCATCACAAAGTTATTTTTAGCGCCACCCAAAATAGATTGAATGTAAGAGACAGCACTGTTTACTGCATTCTGCTGACCTGCATGTCTAACGGTATAATTCTTGAACCGTGAACCTGCATGACGTTCTGGAAGCGTAGCGCCAGCAAAATGTTTTTCACGAACCATCTGGTCTACTTCGTGCTGACGGTTCTGATTTTGTTGATTTACCAATTCAATCGCACACTGCGGGCAGATCTGGTTTTGTCCAGCTTTCACTTTTGCAATGTTGTGTTCAGTGCACAGTTCCTGGACGCTTTGAAGTCCACCTGTGAGCATAGCCATAGCGTTCATTCAAAGTCCTCCGGGATGTCAACCTGTTCCACTGCTGCGTATTCAACAGCTGGTATTTGATTCCATGCTTCATTGACGTTCAGGCTTGTATTAGTTTTCTGGTTACGGTTTTCAGAGGATCTGGTTTTTACAGAAGGTCTCTGAAAGCTACGTTTTACCCATTTCACAAAATTCATGTACATCTGGGTATCTGTGATCAGCTCAGCTTTGAGTTTTGTTTCGTAGTGAGCGTTGATTTCAAGAAGCAGCTCTTGAACCAATGATTCAGTCATTGGCATAACGCCTGAACGTTGTAACCATGCGTTGAGCTGATCGATATCTGGAGTCCAGAGATTTAAGACCTCATCAACAGATTTTTCAGGCAGAACTTGTGTATGTATATTTTTAATATTTTCTTTTAAATATATTTCTTTTACAGGGTGACATGCCATGTCACTGGTGGTAGTAGCATGTGATGTCACTGGTGCAGTAGCATGGCATGTACCCGGTACATCAGATGCAGCTACATGGCGTGTCACTGGTTTTAGGTTTTGACCAGTAGCATGAGATGTTACTGGTTGCTCCTGACCACTAACATGGGATGTTACTGGTTTAATAGGTAAACGGTTTTCGAAAGTAAGACTGTAGACATTACTTTTTCCAGTTTCTTTATAGATACTGACCAGTTGATACTTAGCCAATTCAGCCATGTATTTGCGTATGGTACGGTTATCTCTTATACCGGTAACTTTCATCACTAATGCCTCACCCATGGATTTTTGCTCCAGGTGAAAGCCATTGATGTGGCGATTTAAGAAAATCAGGCACTTGATAGCCTCGCCACTTAATGCAGCTAGATAACCTTCATCGCAAATAAAATTAGGGAGGTCTGTATAGCCCTCTTGCTTTTGTGTAGACATTCGAGCCTCTCTAACTGGTTGCTGAGGCTGTTTAAACGGGATTACTTGAGCTGCTGTCATACTTCACCCGCCTTAGGCTTCACATAGCCACCAAACGCTTCAACCGTTCCTGATTTCACCAGACTCGCTACCACTTCATTGGCGAACCATTCATTGAGACGGCAACGACGAACCAGCTGCTCAGCCAAATCAGTTTTTCGTACAGCGGCGTTGTTTACGTCCTGATTTCGGACACGTAGATTGTTTTGATTACGCTTAAACAGCTCATCAAGAATTCTTAAAGCCGGATCATAGAAAGACTGCACTTGCTGTAAGTGTCTATAATCAGCATCAGCGTTATTAATTGCAGAGTTCATAGGGCCTCCGTGATATAAAGAGCAGCTGGAGCTTCAAGGCGTTTTCTGGCTTTGAGTTCAGCAGTAGTTGCGCGGCGAATCTCATTGACAGCCAGCCAGCAGAAGTAGGTTGAGTTTTTTAATGGGCGGCATTTAATAAACTCCGGGTAGGTCGCGTGGGCCAACTCTCTTACTTCAAATAGTTCAAATGTGATGCCATCACAAAGGGAAACGACTACATCACCTACAACGAAATCCTGCTGTTCATCACAGCATTCACATTTGCTTTTAAACACTTGTTCTGATAAATTTAAATGGTTCATTTAGATTTCCTAATGTCGATGAATACTGAAAAAGCCTGATTTCGCACGTCAGGCTTTTTCATTTTTTACGGTTTGTGTAGTAGCGGTATATTTCTGCATTTGCTTGTAAGCTGCTTGATCAGCCGCTTTAGCAAACTCAATAATTCGTGTAAAAATACCGTGAATCTCTTCATACTCTGCCGGTGTAATCACACCATCTTCATAAGCTTCATAGACTTTCTGGTTGGCCTGCCCGTTACAGATATTTGCCTGCATCATGGCCTCGATCACAGATAACTCTCGATGCTTGTCGCCTTCGCAACCTGTCGGGATTAGCGCGAGATTCAGCTTATGGGCC